AAGCTCATGGTCATACGCAATTGGGCGAATGTTTGCGGTGTTGATATGATCATCATCCGAAACATCGCGTCCATCACCAAGAAGGATCGCGCGTGCGAGTTCCTCATCGAGCATAAGACGCATTTCTTGCTTAAGCCAAGTAACAACATCGAAATCGGTGATGTCAATCATGTCATCACGATCAAGCTTTTGCTTCTTGTAGATGGTCGTCGGGGTCGTGACACGCTTGGAAACCGTGAAGAATTCTTCCTTCTTAAGGTTGCCTGTGATATAACCCTTAGCACGAGCTTCATCATCGGTAAGATCCGCAGAAAGCGTCTTTATCCGGCTGAAAGGGCTCTTGCGAGTTGCGCCGAGAAGGCTGTTTACCCATTCGGTACGGCGAGTAAACCATTCTGGCATTGTGTCGACAGCTTGAGCTTCTGGGAACAGAATATCAATGTCGGTGATTCCATGCGCGAGCGCGTAGTTTTCAACTGCTCCACGAAGCGAACCAGTCTTTGTGGCGTCAGCAACAATACCCTGGATATCACTATGTGAAATAACTGGCGAACTTTGACCGCCACCATTCTTTTCAAAAACGTTTGTCATTTGGCTTTCTCCTTCAAAGTTGCCATGTTCGATAATATAATCTTCATCCATGTCAGACTGCTGCACTGAATCAAGTGCTTCGCCAACCATGTAGTGAAGAACTTCTTTTTGTGCTTCATTCATTGAATCGTATACATCCTGAACGGTAGTCTCAGGATCAACTGATGCCGCCGAAGCGACTGGTTGTGCATCAGGCATAAGTGCCTCACTTTCATGTTTTAACTCGAATTCGAGTCCCGTGTAAATTATTGCTTCGTCGTCAACTGTGTATTCGTCACCATCTGAGTGCCGAATTGTGACTGATTCAATTAACGCACCAGGATTTGCACCTGAAAGAACTAAGCTAACTTCACGGATTGCGCCATGAATAACCTTGCCCGAACGTTCAATTAATTGATTTGCCCAGATAGACATCATGTTGATGTCTTGGTGCTCAAGTAAACCTTTGGCATGAGATGCTTTGGTTGACTCGTTAAAGAAACCGTAGGCGTAAACGCCATCTGCTCGGTTTTCTAAAATAGCGTGACCCAAAACATTTTCTGGGTCATTGTGACCGTGTTGCCAAACCAAGGGAACCCGAGAGTTATCTTGATGCTGGAAAGCGTTTGGCATAATTGTGCGGCCATCAGTACATTTTAGATTTGCTTTTGTCGCGTAACCGCTAAAATCTGATTCCATTTTGACTTTCCTTTCAATCTTCTGTTGTAGAGTCTATTGGTTCTTCAGAACCATCATCAACTTGTTGCGGCATGTTACTATTCATAAGCTCATCAGCTCTTGGATCCGGTGAAGGGGGAATACCCATAAAACCACGAATCTCATTAGCTGAAAGTATTTCGTTTCTTGAAAACTTATCTGCAATATCTGCAATACTAGCAACAGGAACAAGTTTAAACGGATCTCTAAAGTACATAATCTTTTGATTATTTAAAGTTCCTTGACGGCCCAAGAAAGAACGCTGCATAGCTTCTACTATAGAATCTAAAATAGGTTCGATTGTCCGATTAAAGTAATTAATCATAACTTTTTCATCGGCGGTGCCGTTCATAACTTCTTCTGTTATACCAAGCTCTCCGTACAACATTTTTGTTAAGTATTCAATAGTATTTAGTAAGTTGTTTTCTGCAGGACGGTTTAACTGAGTTATCTTTTCAGTTCCATCAGTATAGGCAATGCCGTACTGGCTGCCTTTTAGTTGGAACTCAATATCTTCTCGTCGAGCTTCCGCCTGCTGGCGTCTTGCTTCTGATTTTATAACGTAAGGTAACTGGATTATTAAATCTAATTTTCCAGATCCAGCCTGTTCTTCAACTGCATCTAGTAAATTTAATTTTCGTAAAAGCCTTTGTAATGTTGAATTTGGTTCGTTTATTACTTGATATAGAGGATTTTCTACAATAGCAACAAACCTTTTTTCAATGATTATTTCTTCTCGTTTTCCAAGAATTTCATTGTAAAGATCAACCCTTACGTGTTTTGGAAACCATTCTTTTACTTCTCCTACCCTTAAATTAAAAATTTCTAATGGTGTAGCTAAAGCTGGGTTTATAGCTGTATCAACCGGGACAATCGCAGCAACACCTTTATCAAAAAGTGTAGTTACTATATCCTGGCGAAACGCCCGAGGACTTTGGTCTATGTTCGGCTCAAAAGTTAAACAATTATCAAGAGAATCTTTTATATCTTCTGAGTAACGACCAATTTCGTCAACCATAACATGCCTGATATCTATACTGGCGACATCAATGCTTATGCGAGTGTATATTGAGGATACAATAGAGCGCTCGTTAGTATACCTAGGTCGAACAACGTGTCCTATTCGGGTGCTACTTGGCCCAATGTTTTGCGTTATAAAATAATTTTCTTCTTTTTGAGAACGAAAAGCATTCCATGCACTATTTATTCTAGATAAAATAGCCAAGTTGTTTCACCTCCTATGTTTAGAATTCACGACGACTTCGGGCAATAAGACTCGCTGCAAATAAGGCGCCAGCAGCACCAACAACAAGATAGTCTCTTTTTACGCTTGATTTTTTGTTTACGTTTTTTCCTTTAACTGGGATAAGATCAGAAACTCTAGTCGATCCGTAATATTTTAACTTATCTAAAACTGAAGCCTGACCATTTCGAATACTTGTGTTTCTTTTTGCTAACCGCGCAAATTTTCTTTTAGAACCACCAGTTATTCCTCGGCCTTTAACTAAATCAACTACGCCAAGAGAAGATGCAGCTCTAACTTTTGAAATTAAAGGGCCACCTTTTTTAGAAGCTCTTTTATAAACTTCAAGTCTTCGCTTTCGACGAATGCCCCACTTCATACCTTTTACACCAGCATGCGCAATAAAGTCTTCCCCGTATTGAATTAGAGCGCTTTGCCTTATTTCTTCTTCAGTACTCATTATACGCTCCTTTAAAGATATTTTCTAAGATACCTAGCACCTTTATTAATGCGCTGCTTGTTTATTGCATTTTTTAGTCTGCTCATACCCTGTTTTACTATTTGCTGACCTTTTGGCGATTGACTAAAAGCATAGCCAGTAGCAGCAAGACCAACAAATGCTGCGGCTGTGCCCATTTCACCAGTTAATTGCCTAGCGGCAGCTTTACCAGTCTTTTTTATGGTGTTTGTTTTATCAGTTCTGCTTCTTTTTCTAACAGCTTTTGTGGCAGCTACGGATAAGTCTTGCTTTGCTAACTGAGCGGCAAAAGCTTTTGCATAGTTTGGGTCTCGTTTAATTTTTGCTTCTACAGACTTATTAATTAATTTTCTACGAGTTCCAGCGCCTTCTCCATAATACATTTTTGCTAGAGCTGATTCTTTTGCATCTTTTCTTGCCATTCGGTCAATGCTTCTAGATACACCAGGGGTTCTTTTATTTTTAACGCCCCACTTCATTCCCTTTATACCGTAGTGCGCTATAAAATCTTCTTGAAAAGTCATTCAAAAGCCTCCTTGTTTGCTTTATAAGCAACGTATGCATCCATAAGCGCTGAGACGTTATCGATTTTTTCTTCAGTTCGTTTCTTTAAAAGTTTTCTGTTACCGTTTGTATCTTCTAGAGTTACTGCGTTGCCCATAGCAAAAGACATTAACTCTTGGTCAAAAATAAGTTTTCGTTCTTCACTTAGAATTTTTAATTCTCCAAGAGGAACAGATTCTGTTTTTGCACCCTGGATAACTTTCTCGATACCAAAAGGACCGTTTTCAGCTTCCCACCTAGACACAAATTCTTTTGCGTTGTAAGGGTCAAAGCCAAAACATCTAACATCAAACTCAGATTGCATAATAAACTGGTCTAAGTCTTCATAAACTTCCATCATATCTAAAATGGTTCCATCTAAAACATGCAGACTGCCTTCACCAATGAACTCGTCGTATTTAATTCGCATAGCTCCCGGCAACTTCATAAGTGTTAGTGTAGTTATATAACTTCTTGTTTTTACACCAAAAGAACCGTTTTGTAGCGGAAATAAAAATGTAAAAGCACAAAAGTCATCGCCTTGTGATAAGTCAGCCCCAAGAGAGCAAGGGATTCCCCAAAACTCTCTAGTTTGATGCGGAAGAGTTTCTTCATAAGTAAAGAAATATGTGTAGCCTTCCATTGGTATTCCAAAGCGTTTAGCTAGAATATCATTCCGAGAAGCTGGTGCTTTTTCTGCACGTTCTACATCAAGTTGATAAACATCATAGGTAACAGTAAGACCTAAGTTTGGATTAGCTTTCAGCCATGTTGCCGGGTCAGCAACTTCCTCAAGCTCATCTAATTTGTAGTGCCAAATCGATACGTGCGGGGCAAGATACTCACCTCGCAATATGCTGGCTAATTCTAACTTAATAGTGTCACCGGAACCATTTCTTACGGTGCCTTCAGAGCTAATAGCAAGAACAAGATAATCATCAAGTTTCGACGCGCCCTGTTCGATAGCACCAACAACATCCTCTCGAATATCACCAGAAAGCCACTCATCAACAGTGGATACTTTTGGTCGTAAACCTTGAAGTTTGTTAATTGACATCGGTCGAATCTCAAGCATAGAACCAGTTAAAAAGTTTTCAATTCCTTTTTTGGTTGAAGCAAGTTTTAAGCGATTAGATTTTGACCCAGTTGTGTTTTGAAGAGATCCTTCAGTTAAGAATTTAAATAAAGGACCACGCGCCCGGATTATTGCAGTTCTAAACGGAGACATAACTTCTTCCGCTTGCTTCATTGTAGGCGCAGTTGTAATTTGATGCGTTGTCGCGGTATCAACGTTAAGGAAATAAGCTTGAACACACATAGCATACATAGATTTTGCAGCGCCTCGCGCAACTATTAAATATTGTTTTGTAGTCAATCTTTTTTTTATTAATTTTTTGACATACTTACCCTCAGCACCAAATTCACCAGGCTCGTATACACTTCTTTCTACAAAGTAAAACCATGAAAATATTTGTTCGGCCCAAACTTTAAAGGAATCTAAGAGATGTAAATCACTACCATCGGTCAAAGTTAATTCTGTTTCGCAATACTGAATAAAACCATTAATTGCTTGGTCGTCGTAATACATGTTTGGATTAGAAATAAGTTCATCAATACGATTCATTTCCATAGAGATTTCTTTGTTTACTGGTATTTCTCCACTTAAAACTGCGTCTCTAAAGTTTCCGTAATATATTGGCGTAGCTGTGTTTGATAGAGCCATTTACAAACTCTTTCTTTAAAGGAATCTAGCAACTGCTTGTTTAATTCTAGGATCTTTCATTGCTTGCCCAACGGCAAAAGCAGATGCTCCAGCAACAACGGCGACGGCAGCTTTAGACCTAGCAGCTTTAATTAACTCTTCTGTAAACTTTTTACCTTGTCCGGTTTTTTTGAAATTCTTTTCATTTAGCTGAGTGTACTTTTGTTCTAACTCCATTCGAGCTACAACTTTTCGTAAATCCGAATTACTTAGTTTTCTAGCATCGTAATTACGACGACCGACTTTAACCGGTTTCTTTTTAGCTCGGCGGACACCCCATTTCATTCCTTTTACACCGGCATGGGAAAAATAATCTTCTTCATCAAACATCAGGCTCCTCCTATCCTTGGATCAACGGGGTCCAACAACCATTCACGTTTTGTCATTAATCGCCACTCGTACTCTTCAATTTGTTTTTCCATAGCGGTAATTAAAAATGAAGTGGAAGGAGGATCAAATAACATCCTAACTTTTAAAAACACATAAGAACGAACCATGTTGTAATCTCCGGTAGGAGTAAAATTTGCCCACACCGGAGTAGCGTTAGTTATGTAATAACCTTCTACGCCAATTCCTAATTGATTCAGCAAAGAAAAAGTTGAGTTTATGTGTGTGATAATATCTAAATCAAAAGCTGTATAATCTTGAGCGATGCCAAGAATCTTTTTTGTACTAGTTAAAATACTGTTTTCCATTTAACACCTCCGGATTACCATAGTTGTGTATCACCAGAAAACCTCGGCGTGTAAATATCTTTTAATGCCGAACGGTCTCCATAGTGGATTGCGTTATGTGTTTCTTTTGTTGTGGTTATTAAATACTCTGGATCTAATATCCAACTTTCACCATGAACAATGTCGTCGCTTACCATCGGGTTTATGTGATGAATAAGTAAACCGCCATTAATCTCATAGCCAGGAACACCCAAGTCGCAACCTTCATCTCTAACTATTACGTGGTTCCGTATCTCTTTCCACTCTCTTGACGTATAAAATTGTTGGTTTACATAACGGTCAAAACCAAAAGTTGAAGAACCAACAGTTCCTGGAAGACACAGGTAATCAAACCTATCTTCAAAGTTATGTAGTTTTATAACTTCAGAATATGTTTTAATCATCGTACTCTTCGTCTTGGTGTATAGGATCTTGCCCTGCGTA